AGACGCACTAGAAGCAGAAGCTAAAGAGTTGATGGATAAGATGACAGGAGCTAAAACTCAACCTGCGGCAGCAGACACTGAGGAAGAGCAACTAGAACTGATCCAAGATGCCCCCGAACCAACGGACACGGCTGAGACTGTAGCAGAGGATACTGATCACATAGAGGGCGGTGACTCCGATGATGATCTAAGGTTGGAAATTAAAAAAGCCAACAAAGCGATGAAAGGCGCACAGTCACGAATGACGAAAGCTACGCAAGAGGCAGCAGACTTGAAGCGGCAAAATGCCGACCTGTTGAAAGCCCTTGGGGAGCTTAAATCTGAAGCCGAAGAACGCAACAAGGATAGCAGTAAGTTAGACCAGCTACGGGAAGATTATCCCGACTTAGCTGTTCCACTGCTAGATGAATTAGCGCGAACTCAGGGTCAGGTTGCCAGCCAACAAGAAGCTTTGGCGGAAGCGGCACAGCGCAAAGTTGATGAGCAGAACGAAAGTATTGCAGCGGCTCACTTTGGTCGAATCGAAACAGAACACCCAGATGTCCATGATCTCATTGAGACGGCAGACTGGCTAAACTGGCTTGAGGATCAAGATGGGGCAACCAAGCAATGGATTCAGACTGGATCATCTAATGATGTGAATACTGTGTTGCACAGATTTAAAGCTGACATGGGGGTTGAAGTACAAACACCGCAAGAGAGGGTTTTAGCCAAGGCAAAGGCGGTTGCAGAACCGAAGATGCCAAAGGCAAGAAAGCCCAAAACAGCAGGCGGAAAAAAAGTTTGGACTATTGATGAAATTAAGCGAATGCCTATCTCCCAATTTGAGGAGCATCAGGCTGAGATTATGGAAGCAATGGGTTCAAATAATATCCGCTAAACTCTTGTTCTCTAGGTAAACGGATATGAGGAGACGTTTTTAATAGGTTATTAAAATGTCTTTTTCACAATTTAGCACTGGCGCATCATCAGAAGTAAACTTCATCCCAGAAGTCTTTAGTAAGTTAATGCAAGCCAAGTTTTACAAGCAGTCTGTATTGCCTGCTATTTCCAACACTGACTACGAAGGCGAGATCTCCGGTCAGGGCGACAAAGTAATCATCCGTACAGTTCCGGCTGTAACGATTGCTGACTATGCTGGTTCTATCACCACTCAGGAACTTGCTACTTCAAAAGTTGAGCTGAACATCGACAAGGCTAAGTACTTTAGCTTTAAAGTTGATGACGTTCTGAAAGCTCAGGCTGACATCGATCTGATCGAGAAGGCATCTAGCGATGCTTCTGAAGGCATGCGTATTGCGGTTGAGACTGATGTATTGGCTAGTGTTGTAACTGGTGCCACCACTATTGGCGCTCAGACTAGCATTACTTCAAGCAACATCTTGGCCAGCGTTTTGGATATGGCCAAAGATCTTGACGAGCTGAACATTCCTGAAGAAGGTCGTTTCATCGTTCTTAACCCTGCACAAATCTCAATGCTCAAGCAGTCTGAGCTGCGTCAGGCGTACTTAACTGGTGACAGTTCTTCACCACTTCGTAACGGCAAAGTAGGCATGATTGATCGCTTCACTGTGTATCAGTCCAACATGCTGTACACCCCCGCTTCTGGCGGTGATGCTGGTTACTCTCACGTTCTTGCTGGCCATCCTAAGGCGATTTCTTTCGCTAGTCAGTTCAACAACACTGAGACTGTCCGACTCGAAGGCTCCTTCGGTGACGCAGTACGCGGCTTGAAAGTATTCGGCTCTAAGGTCGTTACTCCAGACGCATTGGTAGTTGGTAAGTGGAACTAAGTTAGACCACACCGGATAGGGGGGTGAAAGCCCCCCTGTTTTTAATGAGGCAAGAATGAATAACAAGACAAAGAAAGATGAGCTATTTGACAAGGCGCAGGAACTGTACGGCAAGAAGTTAGACCGCCGTCTATCTCTGTCTGACCTCTCGGATCAAGTGGAGCGGATGGAGGCTATGAAAGATAAAGCTCCGGTCGTGAAACCCACGCTTATCCCTTCAAAAGTACAGAACGTGATAACTGGGAATATCTTTGAGTACAACGAGCTGTTTAAAGGTAACTCCGACCTTCAGGTAATCGAGTGGAAAGAATCAGAAGAGGCAGAAGAAAATGGCAACAACTAAAATTACAGACTTGTTGGATCGCGCAAGCATCATCCTGCAAGACAATACAAAGGTGCGGTATCCGAACCAAGAGCTGTTGAATTTTTTCAACGATGCTCAGTTAGAGGTTCTTCTTCACAGACCAGACGCTAACACTGTTTCTCAGACACTTGCTTTGATAGACGGTTCTAAGCAGTCAGTCCCTGCAAGTGCGTTAAGGCTTGTTGAAGTAATACGCAACACTGGTGGCCGAGCAGTAACTCAGGTACAGAGACGAATTCTGGATGAGACCCTGCCCAACTGGCATGAGACCGCTGCTGGATCCAATAAGATTGAGCATTACATTTACGATCCGGCTGATCCTAAAAACTTCTATGTTTATCCTTCAGCGGTTGCTGGCACTCATAGTCTTGAAATTATCTTGAGTTCTGCGACTACAGCGGTTGTCATTACTGATGCTCAATTTGCTTCGGGAACTAACGTAGTTATCTCGATTGATGACATCTACGCAAATGCGCTTCTAGACTACATTCTTTACCGTTGTTACCAGAAAGACTCTGAGTACACAGGTAATGAGCAGCGGTCAATGATGCATTACCAAGGCTTTAGCACTGCTCTCGGTATTAAGACTCAAGCCGATGCGGCGCTTACCCCGACCCCAGAGGGCGTGGGCAGACAGCGTAGAGGTATTCCTCAGTGAAATTTGCCGACTTCGCTCCTTATGTTCGACCTGAAGTTCAGGGTTGCCCAGACTTTCTCATGGAGAGAGCTGTACGCGATTCCGTTATTGATTTTTGCAGAAGAACAGATCTCTATGTTGCTGAACCTGAATTCATTCAGGTGGCGGCTGGGGTTAATGAATACGAAGTCACAATTCCAAATGGCACTGAGCTAAACCATATTGTAGATATTTATAACGACAGTGTTGCACTGAAGCCTGTGGCATACACCGAGTTGGTCAGACGGCTTGGAAATGAAACGTCAAGAGGCCGACCCGCATTCTACGCGCAACGAGATAATAAAGATTTTTATCTTGCTCCGATGCCTGCGGATTCTGTTCGATTGAGGGTTCTTTACTCACTAAAGCCATCATCATCCAGTACATCGATACCTGACACCATAGGTAAGGAATATCGTGAAGTTATTGCTCACGGTGCCTTGTATCGGTTGCAGCTAATGAGTGGTCAGCCCTTCTCGAATCCCCAGATGGGTATGGTCAATCGAGACCTGTATGAGAAGGAGGTTGGCCGGACAACGCGCCAAGTTAAGTACGGATTCTCCGGCGGCTCTCTCACAGTTAAACCACGGGAATTTATATAAATGGCATATTCAGCAACACTTAATTTGGTGGCTGGTGACACGCTTCCAGAACTTACTATTAAGCTTAAAGATAGCAATCAAGCTGCGGCAGGCAAAGTGCTGGACACTGAAGATCCATCCACATGGGCTGCGATTAATGTCGCCGATGCAACTGTCCGGCTAAGGCTTCGCGCTGTTGGCTCTTCAACTGTCAAATCTACACTGGTTTGCACAGTGACTGACGGAGTAAATGGCGCTGTGGCTACCAACTTCCCTACAGGTACGCTTGATACCTCTGGCATTTTTGAGGGCGAGATTGAGATCACATTCGGCAACGGAGGAATTCAGTCAGTCTACGACCTGATAAAGCTAAAAGTAAGAAGTGACTTTGATTAATGGCTGTTAAGGGCGAAGTTACATATGCGCTGATTAGCTCTTCAGTTGCACACCGGATAGCTAAGGGCGAGATAGCCTTTACTAAAGCCGAGGCAACGGAGATAACGCTAGATGCAACGCCGACCAATCAGTATTTTACTGACCTGATGTCGGTATCTGAATCTGCACTAATCCACACAAACAAGGTTTCTTTAGATAGCTTTGGATTTACAGATGCACAGGTGACTTCTTTAGCGAAGAGCATAGTAGACAGCGTTGTATTTAGCGAGTCTGTGTCTATTTTGCTAATAATTGAGAGGGCGTTCAGCGACTCGTTCGCCATAAGTGACTTTTCTGCCATCGCCCTACATAAAGGGCTGGTTGACACAGTTGGCTTCTCGGACGGCCTACAAAACGCAATGTCATTGGGCAAGGCGGATACCGTATCGGTAAATGAGCTACACAGTATCGCGATTGAAAAGCCGAACAGCGATGCTTTCTCGTTCAGCGATGATTTACAGACAGCAACTATATTCGTTAGAGGGTTAGCCGATGCGTCTACTCTGTCTGACGAATACGCGGCGGCTTTTAATAAACCCGCAACAGATGTATTTGCGTTATCGGAAAGTCAGCAGAAATCAGTCGCGCTAGGTAAAGACAGCAGCTTTTCATTTGGAGATACGCAAAGCCGTGTATTTGATAAGCAAGCCAGTGAGGCGCTTGGGGTTACAGACTCGTTTGCGCGTGTAGCTACTTACATCAGAAACTTTACCGACACGTTTGGTTTAGATGAGTTGGTAAATGTAAGTCCTAATTGGGGTATCGAGAAGACAAACGTTTTTTCGTTTACTGAAAACTTTAGTTACGAGGTTAGGGCTGGTCACAACAGTGTGCTGAATAGTTCAGTACTTAATACATACACACTTAATTTATAGGTAAAAACCATGATCAATGAAGAATTAAAACTTACAGGTCACGTTACTGTGGCAGTAAACGATACAGTCGTACAAGAGATCCCTAACCTCGTTGTTACAGCAGGTAAAGGTTATGTTGCAAGCCGCATGAAAGATACCACGGCTACTGCTATGAGCCACATGGCGGTAGGTACTGATAGTACTGCTGCTGCTGCTGGTGATTCTGCATTGGGCGCAGAGGCTGGCCGCGTAGCACTAACCTCAACCACTGTTAGCGACAACACTATTACCTACGTTGCTACATTCCCTGCTGGCACTGCAACAGCGGCTCTAGTTGAAGCTTGCATAGTAAATGCAACTAGCGGTGGAACAATGCTGTGCAGAACGGTTTATTCGCCGGTCAATAAGGCTGCTTCGGACGCGATGACAATTTCGTGGATTATAACTGCATCGTAAGAGAGGCTTAAATGTCAGTATTATTCTCAAACAGCGCGTCTACGACATTGTCGGCAGGCGTTGGAGACTCTGCCACCAGTATTACGGTGGCAGATGGATCAGTATTCCCCGCCATTACTGGTAGCGACTATTTCTATTTAACTTTAGAGGTAGATAGCAATCCTGAGCTTAAGGAGATCGTTAAGTGTACAGCGCGAAGTGGGAATACGTTGACGATTGCCAGAGGGCAAGACAGCACCAGCGCCAGAACATTTAGTACGGCAGACAAAGCCCAGCTTAGATTGACCGCCGCAGGTTTAAACGATGTAGCAACGCAAGCTGATACGGATACAACTTACTCCGTCCAAGATGGCGAGCTGTCTCAGAATAACTTTACAGATGCCGACCACACAAAATTAGATGGCATTGCTGCCAGTGCTAACAACTACTCTCATCCATCAGCCCACGCCATTAGCTTTATTACTGGCTTGCAAACGGCGTTGGACGGAAAAGTAGATGACTCACAGGTACTAACTAACGTCCCTGCGAACGCTTTGTTTACTGATACCAACACTACATACAGTGTGGGCAATGGTGGCTTAACGCAGATAAACTTTACCTCCGCTGACAACACGAAATTAGATGGCATTGCCGCGAGTGCTAACAACTACTCGCATCCATCGGCTCACGCTATTAGCTTTGTAACTGGATTACAATCTGCTCTGGACGGAAAAGTAGATGACTCTCAGGTTCTAACGAACGTACCTTCTGGGGCTTTGTTTACAGACACCAACACTACTTACTCCGTTCAAGATGGTGAGCTGTCTCAGAATAACTTTACGAACGCTGACCACACGAAATTAGATGGGATTGCGGATAGTGCTAATAACTACT